AAAAGAAGTTGTGCCATCATGGCACTATCTAAATCTTCTTTTTTAATTAAACTTTTAAGATCTTCTTTTATTAATGCGACTTGATCTGTTACAATCTCTACTTTTTCAATATTACTTCTAAAACTATTGAATGTGGATGTAAAGTCAGATAACGATCTTATATGATTTAAATTATCTTTAAAAGAATCAAATGCCTCGGAAACCTGTTCAATTTTTTGTGGAGACGCAGAATCATATTCCTTTTTTATCTCATCAAAAGGAGTTTTAGTTTTATTACCAAAAAAATCTGCAGGCTTCTTTAGTGCCACTTTAATATATCTCCTGTATTTTATTATTTATTGTCCTCTTTTAACCCATCTTTTAGCATTTTTGCTAAATCTGCAGTTGAACCCACAAAAAGTGCATTGTTTACTGTAGAAGGACCTTTTTTCTTTTCTTCTTCAACATCCTTTAGTTTTTTCTGAAGATCCATAAGTTTATCTGTTGCATCAGCCACATTTTTAATTAATTGCCCTGCAACTTCATATGCTCTCGGCATTTCACTCTCTTGTGCAAGTTCAAGAATACCATTTATTGCTTCCTGACCTTTTTCAATTATACTATAAAGATTTCCTCTAGTATAATCATAATCTTTTTTAACATCATCAATTGTGGGTTTTAAGATTTCACTCGATGTTTTTTCTACAATTTCAGTTTTTACAACATCATCAGAGACATTGAAAGTGTCATTCAAATCATCAAATTTGCCGGTTGACTTCATACGTGTCCACCATCAAATCCAAAGTTATCACCCTCTTCAATAAGAGCACTATCAACGCCAATAGTTCCTGTTGTTCCTGTTACAGTTGTCTCTGTATAATCAATTCCTTTGACTTCAGCACCTGATACATGTTTTGCTGCTTTTGTGTTATCTCTACCTCTGTCAACAGTAAGTTTATTACCAGTCTTAGATCTAACAAATAATTCTTCCTCACCAATGAATATATATTTTTCTGCTTTAATCCCAGAGGCATCAGCAACTTCAATTGTTTTTGCAGTTAAGGTAACATCTTCCGCTAAAGTTGTGACAACGTTATCCACATAGGATTTAAGTGCTCTTGCGGTTGCAGAATATGTAAGCTCTCTGGTAGTATTTGTAGTATCTGTTCCAGTAAGATAACTGACAGTGGATCTTTTAATAATATTTTTAGATGCAGAAGAAGTAGGACCGTAAAGATACGTTTTTGCCGTAAATCTTAAAGTATAATATAAAACTCTTCTAGTTGTAAAATCTCCTTCATAATCATCCTGTAATGTAATATTCTCTAATACAATCGGAATATCTTTTTTCTCTTGTATCTGATCTACTAATTCGACTGATAAATTGTATGAGGGTTGAAAATATGGTAAAATTTGCTCTACGATTTGAAGTGCATCATCATTTAACTTTGTAAAAATGCTGAGTTCAAATTGCATATTATATGGAACTGGCATGTAGGATTTACGAGTCTCAGTTCCAGTATCTTTGTCTTTTGCAGTAAATGTTTGAGTTGTTGTTACTTTTCTTGATGCATCATACGTTAATCCAGTAAACTCAAACGACATTCTTGGCAAGGTTATTGCCATCGGTTTGTTAAGATCAGGTGATTGTTCAATCCTAGCTAAAAACTTTTGAGTTGGACCATAAGCCAAAGGAACTCTCACAACAGAATTTTCTTGTTGGATCTCCATGGAATTAAATAGAGTTCCAAAACCAATAATGGTCCTCCTCAGAATTTCGTTGTAAAAGTACTCAAACATGATTAACTTTAGTTATATCAGCAATAAAATTATTTATGGCATTCCAAATGGGTTCTGCTCCGTAAAGTCCAAAATATTATCAGCAGCACTTTCGATATCAAAATTATCTGCATAAGGATCATTATCTACAGTTCTATCTATTACCCTTAGTATTCTAGTAGCACCTGAGGTTGAACCTGTCAGAGTTTCTCCTTTAGTAAAAGATCCAGATACCGAAGCAACTTCAAGAACATTAGTCGTAGAATTCCAAGATCTGACTCTTGCTGTTACAGAGCTAGTAGATCCCGTTACGATTTCATTGAATACAAAATCAATGCCATTTCCTGATCCTGAAGGAGAACTAATAGAGATTGTGGGGGCAACTGAGTATCCAAGACCTGCATTTGTCAGGAATATATTTGAAATAGTTCCTGCTGCACTTACAACTGCCGTAGCAGCTGCTGAAACAGTTGTTACTCCTGATAAGAACAATTCATTTGTAAAAGTGATCGTGGGTAAATTAACATAACCACCACCAGAATTTGTAAGTGTAACCACACCCACTGTCCCATCACCAATCTCTGTTGTTGCAGCAGCACCTACACCAGTACCATCAGTTGTACTAAATGTTACTGATGGTGCAACAGTGTAACCTGATCCAGGATTAGCAATATCAACTCTTTGAACAGACTGTAATCTTGCATTTGCATTTAAATTGCAAACATTTATTCCACCAATCATTGATGCAATTCCTACAGCTGTAATTCCACCTGATGGAGCTGAAGACACTCCTACAGTAGGAACCATTCCATATCCACCACCTCTATTAGTAATAGTAAAAGATCTTACTCCACCAGAGGTGATAATACCAGTTATTGCAGTTGCATTAACTGCTGTCCCAACCATAGTCAGAGTTTGAGTGATGCCCTGAATAGTATTAATTCCATCTTCAGTTATACCATCAGATTCATCACCTATCAGTTCATTATCAATATCATTAATGCCAGTTGAAATGACTTCATCTTGATAGCGGAATAACTCACAATATAACTCATAGACATAAAGATTTTGTAACTGATAATATGGTTTTGCATATTCAATATCTTTAATTTCATAAAGACGATCATCTAAAGGAAACCAGATTAAATCTCCACCTTTTGGACGAGTTGATAATTTTACATCCGATTTTCCTTCAATTATGGGTGTGATATAATTTTCATATCTTTCTCTAGATATAATTAGTCTGACTTCATCTTTTGATTCTATACCAAACTTTGATAGCACGTCTCCAGCACCAGAATATGCATCATAATTATCAACATATGCTTCAAGTGGCAAAGCATCGTCGAATTTGGATTGCACAACTTCTCTTATAACTGTATTTTCAGATACATATTTTCTTGGAAGATAGTAAATATCGACACCATACATTCTCAACTGTTCATTGATAAGATCCTGAACAAGATTTTGTTCAGAGCTTGTGCCTTGAGTGAAAAAAGGATTTAAAACCATCAGCCTATAAAATCAAGTGGTGGTAACTCATATGTGCTTGACATCACCTCTCTTATTTTATCTAGTTCTTTTTCTGCATCGTCATATATCTGTCTTCCATTCAATTCAATTCCTCCAGGAAGTTTAACTCCTTGGAATTTAAGTAAGTTTTGACCCCACTGTCTCTTAATTAGCGCAGTTAAATACCGTTTTAAGAATGAATCATTGTAAACTCTTGGAAAGTCATTTGGATTGAGAAGTCTGTAGCAATCAATAACCAGATAATCATTTGCATTGACGCTGGACCAGTCAATATCTAAGTACAATCTATCTTGTCGTATATTAAATCTAATCTGTTTTTGAGTTGTCAATGCAAAATCAATATCCTCAAGATATCTTTTTGTCATTGCATAACTTAGAATTTCTGTTGATCCAAAGTAGTAAATATCATTCAAAAACAACTGATATTTAATACTGAACATATTATTGGAGGCTGTATTAGCACCATTAAATTGATAAATTTTTGTTATTCCTAATACTTCCGGGGGGATCTGTAAGTAATTACTATTCTCTTCAAACGAAAATTGAACAGAAGCACCATCAATTGTAGAGCTCGCAGTTGTGGTTACAATACCGATAGGGTTGCTTCCACCTCTACCTCTTCCTCTATCAATATCTCCTTGGGTTATTTTATATTTTAAGAACGTGTTAGTTGTTCCATCATAGTCGCGTTCTTGGAACAACTGGAGGGCATCATCAACCAAATCATCAATCTGCTCATCTGCAACGTTAATCTCCAATACAGGAGCACCCAGTTGCCTCTTACAGTAATTAATTAAGTCTGTCCTACTTGCTGGTTGAGCCATTTATTCACCAGATTTTCCTATGTGTATTTATGGTGCTGCTGAGATTGCAGGGGTCACCATTACATTTCCATTAACGAGAGTGTAAAATGTAGTTCCACTACTTACTATTACATCATACATATATCTACCTTGATCAAGACTTCTTGTAGAAGTAGATCCTAAAGAAATTTTTAATTTACCATCGTAAGCACTAGTGAATCCAACTGTAAATGATGATGTTATACCTAATGTTGCACCAACTGCGACACTTTTTGAAATTGCAGCTGATGCAGTATAATTAGTGAAGTCGAATGCGGTGTTTGAGTTATCGGTTACATTGAATGTCGTATTGAAATCTGACCCACCAAAAATTGTCAGATTTACGGAGTAAGGGACTCCTGTATCGATATCAAATGAAATATTTTTAGATGGCATCTGCTAGTCCTATTACCGACATTGTTTCTTGCTGTTTATAATAAAGTTTTGCAAAAGATTTTGCAATATTTTTAAGTGTTTCACAATCATCACAATTATCTATATCAGTTGCAATCTGTTGATATGCGAAACTCTTAGATAAGTTTTTAAGGACAATGTTATCTGGATCCATTAATTAACTCCTTCAACAACGATTTGATATCATTTATATCACTTTTCATATTACTAACTTCATCTTCAATAGATTGTATCTGTTGATTCTTTTTAGACTTTGATTCACGACTTGCAATATATTGCTCATAAGCAACATCATTAACATTCAATATTGAATTTGTTTCAGGATCTCTAGCGAGATCCTTGTTGCCTTTTCCTGTGTAGACTTCCATTATGCTAATGCGATTGCCCTCAAACTTCTAATTTTAGGAACAAGTGTTTGATCTGTAGAAGTTAAAAGTAATTTTATTCTGTAAGATCTAAATGATGGTAGATTATCGACTTCAAAAGAATACTCCTTATATTCATTTGATTCATCTCCATATTCCTCTGAAACAGTAGGTTCAACAAAAACATTTGGTCTTCCATCATTATTGGATTCATTGATTACCTCTCCTCTACTATTAATATTTAAGAATCCTGGGAATGGTGTAAAGATAGGTTCGATTCCAGGTTCAGCACTAACGGTATAGAAAGCTCTAATGTCGGTTACAGAATTGACATGGGCGTCAAACAGGAGTCTGATGGCAGATGCTGGATTTGCAATAGTCATCTCCTTAGTGATATATTGACATGCTGTAGGATCATCTACAAGTGTTTTTACCCGAGGGTCAGTAGCAAAATTAGAGACAACACTATTCACTCTATTTGAAATGGTGATTAAGTTGGATCTTTGTAGGTCAATCCATGGAGATACATGACTATTAGTTGTTCCTAGGAAAATTCTCATTTGTAAAGATTTATTTCCTTCAATTGAATCAAGTTTGGCAATTTCATTAACTCTAGAGTAAATTGCTCTTGGAGAATCAAAGTAATTATTTGTGTTCAGAGTAACATCTTCAAATCCTTTATTTACATATGGTATCTCAGTTCCACTGATACTTT